TACCTTGTGCATTACCTATATAAATTAAATCTTCAGTATTATGTAATAATATCTGATGTCCAGTTCTAGTTTTTAGTTTAATGTGTTCGTTGAAAGGAAGTGTTACATCAGATCTAGAAACATCTTTTGGTGTAGTTTCAATATCATAATATTTTGCACCAGTAGTTGTAGCTGGTCCTGATCTTAATAATGTTGGATCTCCGTCATCCATTGTGATTGCTGAGCCGCCAAGTCTACTTCTAAAATAATTAACTTTATTTTGTGCTTCTCCATATCTTCCTTTAGGTTTACCAGGACGCTTGTCTAACGGCCCTGGAGTATTCCATCCATAAACAGTGTTAGGAGTATCCCTTCTTGAAGTTGTAGATGTAAGTCCTCTAATAATATCTTCTTGTAATCCTTGTGTTGCTAATACTCTTGACATCATAGGATTATGCGGTCTAGGAAACTTATCTGGATTCATTCCTGCTTTTAAATTTTTCCCGTCAACTGTTGTAACACGCTTGTTAAATTCTCCTACTGGTAGTGGCAAATTTTTAAGATCGTTAGGAAGACCCTTTTGGATTATATTACTTCCTTTGTCTGAGGGGTATCCTCCAGGTACCATGAAATTCATATATTCGTCTTGAATACATCCGATCCAAAATCCTTGGTTAGGTAATCCTTCAGCAAAAATAACTAAAACTTTAACGCCTGGATCAGGTGGTACTGCCCAAAATCCGTAACTCTGTTGTGTATTATAGTAATCAAGATCTTTACTATTGCTGTCAACGTTGTTAACACCATAGAATGGCATGCAATATCTTACAGTAAAAAGTTGCCCTTCTTGTTCGTCATCATTAGAAGCTACTACATTAGATAGAAGTTGTACTTTTAACGCTCCTTGTCGTTTGGGATCTAAATGACTAATAACCTTAGCCACGTATGGCCCTGGAGACATTTTTTTGACTCCAGCTCCTGCTGATCTTTTGTTTTGTCCGCCTGACGGTAATTCGTGTTCCATTAATCTATTCCATAAGGAACCCAAAGTCCTTTTTCATCTATATAACCTGTTGTTATTGTTGGTGCAGACGATCCTGACGACGATGCTTGTGCATCATCTGCGAATGTTCCGCTAGTATCTCCTGCTTTAGGTGGAGTTGCTACTGGATTACCTGTTGGGTCTGTTGCTCTTCCTTTTGCTAATGCTATAAGTCTATCGTCACTTGCTTTATTTTGTGCATTTATTTTTTCACGTGCTGATGTATCTGCGGCTAGTTTATCTTTGATTTCAGCTTGTAATTTTGTGGCCCTTTCCATACTAATACCAATTTGCCCTAATGATATGTTGTTTAGATTATTTTGTACTTCTAATTGTTTAATTTTGTACATATCATCATCTTTTGAAACTCCTAATTTTTCCAACTGCCTTAACTCTTTTTCTGCTTCTTTATTAATCTCAACAGCTTTCTTTGTATTTGATTCTGCAATATTTTTCTTATCAAAGTTAGGACGCTTAACCATACTAAGCTCTTGTGTAAACACATTATTTTCTATTCTATTATTAACCGTTATAACTTGATACAATCCACTGAAATTGTCAATTCCGCTTATAGGTACTGCTTGCATTTTATAGTTTCCAATTTCAGGATCAATATCAATAGGTGTTTTAAAGTTTATAATAACATCTACTTGTCCTCTTTGATGATCCATACTTCCATTAGCATTGATATTAATATATTCTGTTGGTGCTGAGTTAAAGTTTCCCATTCCACTATCTGCGATATAATAAGGATCTCCTAATATTCTCATATTTAAAGTAATCAAATCAGCTTCACTTCTAACAATAGCCTCATTGAATGCTCTAGCTACTTGTATTTCAGCTGTTTCAGCTATTGCACCTGCAGACAAAGGAACTGAGTCGTTGGCTACTTCAGACTGTGATTTTCTTCCGCCATCCTGTCCTGGTTCACCCCCGTCTTGAGATTCTGATACTTCAGTAACATCTTTGTCAGTTGCTTTATTTGCAACATCATTAGATTCTTTGCCGTTCATCTTGTTTATTGCTGAGAAAAAAGTATTGTCTAATTTAATCTCGAAATCTAAAATATCTTTGTTTAGACCTGTGTACATATAGTTGTATGCTTTTACGGCTTGCTTTACTAATTTGTCGTAGCCTGGTGGAGGACTATTTGGTTTTTGAAAAGAACCTATATGCACATCATATGGTACTACGTTATATACATATATCCTTGGCATTCTTCCATTTTTAGCTTCTGCTTTCGAGTCATGAATAAGATACATTTGAGATTCAATTTTAAACCACGGAACCATTCCTTCTTTGTTTGGTTCAAGAAGCAATAGTTTTTTGCCCCAGTCACTTATTAATACTAGTTCTTCAAGTATACGTTGGATCTTTGTTCCTGATCTAAATTGTATAGTACGTTTGGTAGGATCAATTGATGTAGCACCACGTGTAAAGTTTTCTGTTCTTTTATCGTATGTAAATGTTGCTTTTCCGAAATCAGCGTTTCCTCCTCCAGTAGGCTCTTCGGGTGCTATTTTTGCCAATCCGATAGGATTAATACCCATATCTTTATCAGTAATTACTTTTTTGATAGACTCACTTAATGTGCCTCTTCTAATACTGTATCCTAATCGACCTTCAATTAGTTTTCTTCGAGCAAATTTGGTTGCATACTCTCTTCCCGCCTGATCAAATAGAGTTGATAATGATACATCTCCTGTTTCAACAATCTCTAGTGTTTCTTCATCTGTAAATTCTTTATATTCTAATTCGCCGGTAGTTGCTGTGTCTCTTCCTTTTTTGTTACTGCTATATAGTTCGGCTTGATCTTTACTTGCTCTTTTTGAAGGAAATGCAATTATATATTCGTCTACTTCAATTTTTCCTGCATCTTTAAGAGCAATAGGCTTACCTTTTTCGTCAGTAAGATGCTCTTTAAGTTTATGTGTATTTAGATTAGTGGCTATACTATTAATCCCTGACTGACATATTTCTTCTAGTGTCCTACCAGAACATTGAATATCCGTGCTTATACTTTGGGCATTGTCAGCAAATGCTTCATCATTAAATGCACTACATAAAAACTGATAAACTGATCCTTCGCTATCTACATTAAATTCTACACTAACAACTTTTAACGGCAATAATTTTCTTGTGGATGGTGCTGAAGGATTTGATTTTTCTATATCCTTCCAACCAATAAACATCATCTCTAAAAGCCAGGGTGCTTCTAAATAATTTTTATATCCAGCGTTCAACGCGGCAAGTTGCATTGTTTGTAATAACATTCCCATACTGTATGGTTCTCTAACTTCAAATCTAATTTGATGAAAGTTAGTTTGTCTACTTTTTTTATTAGGAGCAATCCATGTATCAATTTCTACATTATTGATAAAATATTGTGTATCAATTCCGTACCTCATTTCAGCCGCTGTTCTTGGCTTTCTCGGAGCAGATAATCCTGTGCCTGATCTAAAAACTATCTGCCCATCTGATAACCCGTTTTTTATATAAGTGTCATCAGGATAGTTTACTTCATCAGGTGACAGACAACCAAAAGCAAAAACATTGCTATAACTTGCAAATAATTCTAATTCGTTTGCTAAAGGTAAAGGACCATCGTCTGGCTGTCTATCTGGTTCAATTGAAAACATTGCTTGAGGTGCGGCATTAATAAAATCTTGTGCAGTAGGACCACCTGCATCTCCAACCGTTGCAACGTTTTTAGGTTTAATTGTTTTTAATATTTCTGCTCTACCTTCTGCTGACGATAAAGCATTAACATTTAGTGACGCACCTAAGTTACCAAATCCTCCAGGAGGTTTGACTCCAGTAAGGTTGCCTTTGTTATCCATCATGCCACCGAACATAGATGGAACTTGACCTTTTTCTGCTTGGCCTCCTTGCTCTTCATAAAAGTTAGCAAGATTGCCCATACCAAATTTACGCATAAAGGCCGCGGCTACTTTAGGATCTCCATCTTGACCGACGCCGGTTGGTTTAGGTTTTTTCTGATTAAACTTTCTGGCTACGTCTGATTCACCATATGGGTCTCTTGCCAATTTACTCTCCTAGTGTTTCTTTAACACGCTCTGGACTTGGTAAGAAAATTTGTACCCCTGGAACTAAATCGTAAATAGGATCTTCAAGTACGTCTAAATTCCTTTGTGTAAATATCCACCAAAGCCTATTGTCGCCATACATATCATACGCAAGTAAATCTGGTCTGTGTAGATACTGAGGCTCAACAGTATATAGTGGATCATCAGAGTATGCTGGCACTGGTCTGATAGTTAAAACATCTAAGGTTCCTGAAATACCAATTGGTGTTTTTCCGTATGGACTATGACTCATTAAATATACCCCGCACCTAAGTTACTTCCATTGATAAAGTTTTTGTAACTAAATCTCGTTTGCTTATCTCTACTGTAAATCGGTTGTACTGTAATACTAAACTGTGACTCAGAAGGTGCCCAACCATACTTACGACTGCCGCCGAATTCTCCCATCGCGGCTAAATCTCCAGGAGTAAATCCGCAAGCAATATAATCTACTTCGTTAGGCAAGTCAACTGTAAAGTTTTGAATAATTACCGGAACATTATTAAAAACGTAATCTCCATAACCATTTAATTTTGCAATAGGTGGTGGTGCACCTGATCCTTTAGAACCGTAGTCCATTTTGGTCATAGTTCTTAGGTAATGTAAGCATGCTGTCCAGTATTGTGCATCTAAACTATCTTGGCAATAAAACTGTCCTACTATAGTCATTGCGTCCACTTGTGAGTTCTGATATGCAAAGAAAGGATAATTATTATGTATAGGGGAAACTGTATTGTATGCGGCTGAATGGCTCACAATGATCGTTGGAGTATACGGAAAAACCATATGTCCTTCATATTTAATAAACAACGGATTAAGCAATCCTGATGTATTTCCTAATGCCGGAGGTACTGACAGTTTGACACGCCAATCTTTATCTTCAACTTCTACTGCAAATGATGCTGGTGCTTTTGCCGAAAATTCGTTTCCACCTTTACCTGGTAAATTCTTACCACGTAATCCACTTACAAGATCTGCCGCTCCTCCTGAAATACCATCAAACATATCTTGGCCAATATCTTTAGCTTTATCAATAGCTCCTGTAACAAAATCAGGTGCATTAGTTAACGAACTTTGTCCTGCGGCTTTAGTACCACTCTTAATTGTTGGGCCTGCGCCGCCAAATGCGGATAAATCTGGTTCTGGCATATTATTTGTCTCCTATATACATTATTTAGTTGACTTTATTAACAGAGTAGTTTATAATATAACAAACAATCGGAGAAAATATGAATAAACGAATAAATTATCTAAACAATAAGGATATATTAAAGGAAATACACAAATCAAAGACTACATTCTGTAGTTATGTTGATCCTGAATATGGCCAATTTGATATAATCCTACCAGAAATTGGTAAAATTAATATTAGAACAATAGCTGAAGCAAAACGCAATAAAGCAAAACGCTTACAGCAACAAGCATTTGAAGCCGCAAAGTTAGCAGGCAAAAGAGTAAAACTTGCCGAATTTGAAATTGACTATCGAAAGATAACAAAAGACGAATTAGTATTTAGAATTATGACTTTTGATCATATCCCAGAAGAACCTGGTCGAAAAAAGAATCCTAAAACACCTGCAGATTATAGAGTTAAACTTAATTTTCCTCCGTTCCAACATTACAAATTTGATGACAAAGATCAATTAGTATGTGTAGGTAAAAGCCACTGGGAAGGTGGTATGGAAAATGGATGCTTTAATAAAGCACATGGTAAAGCAACTAATAAACTTGCTATGATGTGGATGAAATTATGTGATAGATACGCAACAAGAGGAAATGTACGTGGTTACACATATAATGATGAAATGCGTGGACAAGCAATATTACAGTTAGCACAAATTGGTCTACAATTTGATGAGTCAAAATCAAACAATCCATTTGCTTATTATACTGCGGCAGTAACAAATTCATTTGTAAGAGTTATTAATATTGAAAAACGCAATCAAAATATTAGAGATGATATTTTAGAAATGAATAATATGAATCCTAGTTATACTAGACAAGCACAAGGCGAATGGGATCGTGTCAAAACACAACAAGCTAAAACTGTTCCAAATCCGTCCAAAAACGCTTGACTTCAATAAAATTTTCAAGTATAATATACAAAACAGGAGTATGAATGTTTAAAAAAGCGGCGGTGTTTACAGATATTCACCTTGGGTTGAAGTCTAATAGTAGACTACATCTACAAGATTGTGAAGAATTTGTAGATTGGTTTATAGAACAAGCAAAAGCAAACGGTTGTGAAACTGGTATTTTTTGTGGTGACTGGCATCACAATAGAAATACAATTAATGTACAAACACTAGATGCAACTACACGTTGCCTAGAAAAACTAGGTGCGGCATTTGATAAGTTTTATTTCTTTGCAGGTAATCACGATTTATATTACAAAGACAAACGTGATGTTTATAGTGTAGAGTTTGGAAAACACATTCCTGGTATTACATATGTAGACGAAATACTTGTAGAAGATGATGTTGCATTAGTTCCATGGCTTGTAGGCGAAGAGTGGAAAAAGATTAGTGACATAAAAACAAAATATATGTTTGGACATTTTGAATTACCTAGTTTTTATATGAATGCAATGGTACAAATGCCTGATCATGGTGAGTTAAAGGCTCATCACTTTAAACATCAAGAATATGTGTTCAGTGGACACTTCCACAAACGCCAAGTACAAGGATCAATTCATTATATGGGTAATGCATTTCCACACAACTATGCAGATGCATGGGATGATAACCGTGGTATGATGATACTTGACAAAGAAAATAATAAAGAACCACAGTACATTGATTGGTTAGACTGTCCTAAGTATAGAACAGTAAAACTTTCAAGACTGTTAGATGAAAAAGATACATTACTAAAAAATAAAATGTATTTGAGAGTTACACTTGACTTGCCTATTAGTTATGAAGAAGCAAGTTTTATTAAAGAAACATTTATTAATGAATATGACTGTAGAGAAATTACACTAATTCCTAGTCAACAAGATGAAGAGATACACACTGACATTGACATTAGCACTTTTGAAAGTGTAGATGAAATTGTAACGAAAGAAATAACTGCACTAGACACACAAAACTACGATAAAAAGTTGCTATTAGGAATATATGAAGAACTATGATTAAAATTAAGAGTTTAACTGTTAAGAACTTTATGAGTGTAGGTAATCAAACCCAGGCGGTTGATTTTGACAAACAACAACTTACACTTGTATTAGGAGAGAACCTTGACCAAGGTGGTGACGACAGCGGATCACGTAATGGTACAGGTAAAACTACTATTGTAAACGCATTAAGTTATGCCCTTTACGGGCTTGCTTTAACAAATATTAAACGCAATAACTTAATTAACAAAACTAACAACAAAGGTATGTTAGTTACTCTATCTTTTGAAAAGGATGGCAGAGAATATAAAATCGAAAGAGGTCGCGGACCTAATATTCTTAAGTTTTATGTAGACGGGCAAGAACAAGAGATGTTAGACGAGTCGCAAGGCGATTCACGTAAGACCCAAGAAGACATTATTAATCTATTAGGTATGTCGCACAATATGTTTAAGCATGTTGTTGCTCTAAACACATACACAGAACCGTTCTTAAGTATGCGGGTAAACGATCAAAAAGATATTATTGAGCAGTTACTTGGTATTACAATACTGTCTGAAAAAGCAGAAGTACTAAAAGATAAACTTAGACAAACAAGAGAAGCAATTACAGACGAAACTGCTCGTATTAATGCTATTGAAACTAGCAATACACGTATTGGAGAAACTGTACGTAGTTTGCAAACAAAACAAAGTGCATGGAATACAAAACAAAAAGAAGATATTGCTAAACTAGAACGCTCGATTGACGAATTAGAACATTTAGATGTAGATGACGAATTAGATAAACACGAACAACTGTCTAGTTGGGAAGAAAAAAATAATTCTATTTTGGCTCTTAAAAAGGAATTAAGCACATTAGAGCCAGCACTAGTACGTGCAGATAATTCTGTAGAAAAAGCAAAAAAAGACGCAGAAAATTTAGATCAAGGTACTTGTCATACATGTGGACAAGCATTGCATGACGACAAAAAAGAAGAACTAGCAATTATAAAGAACAAAGAACTTGAAGACGCAATAGCGTATCAAAAAGAAGTAGGTGGTAAAGTTACAGACGTAACAACGTCACTTAGTGATATTGGAGATATTAACGGCAAACCTACAACGTTCTATGAAACTATTAAAGAAGTTTATGATCATAAACAAAATGTATCACAATTACAAGAAGCACTTGAACGTGCAAAAACAGAAATTGATCCGTATCAAGAACAAATTGACGAATTAAACAATAGTGCTATCCAAGAAATTAACTGGGACACTGTGAACAACTTAACAAGTCTAAAAGAACATCAAGACTTTATGTTAAAACTACTTACTAACAAAGACAGTTTTATACGTAAGAAGATTATTGATCAAAATTTAGCATATCTAAACAATAGACTTACTAACTATCTTGACAAATTAGGATTGCCACATAGTGTTGTGTTCCAAAACGACTTAACAGTTGAAATTACACAATTAGGACAAGATTTAGACTTTGACAATTTAAGTAGAGGTGAGCGTAATAGGCTTATCCTTGGTATGAGCTTTGCATTCCGTGATGTTTGGGAAAGTTTATATCAGAATATCAATCTACTGTTTATTGATGAGTTGATTGATAGTGGTATGGATACTAGCGGTGTTGAGAATTCGCTGAGTATTCTTAAGAAGATGGGCAGAGAAAGACAGAAAAATGTATATCTCATATCCCATAAAGATGAACTAGTAGGAAGAGTAACACACGTTCTCAAAGTTATAAAGGAAAACGGATTCACATCATATGAGAACGATGTAGAAATACACAATGAATGACGATACACATGATAAATTAACCAAGGCTTATATGGCATATTTTAAGGCAAACGAGAAATTTGAAGCTCGTAACTCTGTGCGAACGCATCGTGAGAGCAGAAAGTGGTTACGTGAAATACGATCACTAGCAAAAGAACGCATGGACGAGATACATCACAAGCATAATTCCAAGAAAGAGGCCCCAGAATCATAGGCAACGGTAAGTACCAATATGCAATGGACTTATCAAGGTGAAAATGTGGAAGAAATACCCGACGGTGTAGAAGCATTTGTCTACTTGATAACAAATAAAGTCAATGGCATGAAGTACGTAGGCAAGAAACTAGCAAAATTCAAGACAACAAAGCCACCGCTAAAAGGCAAAAAAAACAAAAGACGTGGAACTAAAGAATCAGACTGGAGAGACTACTGGGGATCTAGTGATAGACTACAGGCTGATGTTATGCGTCTAGGCGAAGACAAGTTCACTAGAGAAATATTACATTATTGTCCAAGCAGAGGCATTGCAAGTTACTTAGAGGCCAGAGAACAATTTGAACGCAGAGTACTAGAAACTGATGATTACTACAATGGAATCATCAATGTACGTGTAGGCGGTTCAAATATTCTAAAAGAACACTTAAAAACATTATAGGCAAGACAATACAGCACATAAGGATAGCGGGCCAGATCGATAATTCCGCTGTGTAAAGGGTGGCGTGAGAACCACACACGAAACATATTGATTCATACGAACCATAACGGTCAATATAGGCTAGTTGCTGTTAGCCAAGAACCACAATGTTCAAAAAAACCCCTAGCAAAAGGAACGAGGCGGGGGATAGCGAAGAAATCCGCGAAGCGGTAAAGCGGTTTTGCAAATTTTTTCGTAATGTCGACGTAGGTTGGGAAAGGTCAGAGCCCATTGAACAGTGAAAACACCTACTTCCGAATCTCGGCTGTGACGAACTCACATGAAGTGTCAAGATTAGATGGAACCACTAAACAGGTTCCGTCTGACTGAAACAATCTACATGAAGCAATTACAATATTACTACGTAATATTGCTTTAATTCATATCTATTACTTCTATCACAAACGAAGTGTAAGTAGTTTGAGCGTAAGCGATAAACTAAATGAGCTTTAGCTCATTTCTAATTGCTTTTGTAAACAATCCATAACAATGCTACAGTTAACATGATAAAATACACTAATGGATCGCACATCTGGCGAATATTTAGCATAAATATATAAATATAATTAATCGGGAGCTAAACTATGAAAGTATACGACATTTTAACAGAATCTAAGAAAACACGTAAACCTATCAGCGAAGATATGGTAGATGACTTAAAGGCAGAGATCGATAGATTAGCTAAAAAACCTAACAAGACTAAAGCAGAAAAAGATAAACTTGATCAACTAGAAGATAGAATGGCTGATATCTCCGCTGACTTAGATGAAGGTCCTATTAGATTTTTAAAAAGAACACTAGGTAAAAACACAGCTGGAGGCAAAGCCGCACAGCTAGACGTTGAACTAGACAAAGAAGTAGATAATATCTATAAGGATTACTTTGCGGCAAGCAAACAAGATCCTAAAATGGGCGGTATGACTGCTAAAGGATTAGCTAATTTTCTTGTTGCAAAAGGTTTTATAAGTAAGCCTAGTGCAGTAATGCAGTATATTAATCAAGAGCCTGGAATGATGCGTACAGCTAAGAAGGCTGGAAAATCACTTAAAAAATCTTATGATAAAGGCGCGGCCGCTGTTACAGGCGCGGCAAGCAATCTTAAAAAGAAATTATCTCCACAACCATCAGGACTTACTGGAGCAGACGCACAAGGCAATTTTGACTTGCAAGGTGGAAAAATGAATAGTAGTATGTATAGTGAAGCACAGATAATGGAAGTTGATGTAGAACTTTCAAAAGGACAAGTTAAAAAAGTTATTAAACGTTTTGTACAACAAGGTTTTCAAAAACAAATGGGTAGTAGAGTATCAAAAAGTTCGTACGGTGATGCTCCTGCAGATGCAGATACAACAGTTGATACTAAAAATACAGGCAACCAGCAAGCTGACGCTCCTAAAGATACAAGCAAAGCAGATGCTAAGAAAATGGCAACACCTACAATGGACAAGCAAATTAGTTCAGCAGTTAAGTTTTTGAGATCACAAGGTTATACTGTGACTGAACCTAAGAAACAAAAGCAAAAAGCATAATCCTACCAAAAAGGCATACCTGACTTTTTAGCAGACTCCATATTTTCTTTGATTAAATCGGAAATGATAGCCCTGTCATCTTGGTCTAAGTCATAAACATCACGAATAGGAATTCCACCACGCATCCACCATGTGATACGTATCATCTCATTCTTGATTTGCTTGACCTCACCCTCTAGGACCTTAACCTCGTCTTGGATTTTTTCGAGGCTCCACGTTAAGATCCTTAGTCGAAAAAATTGCCTTGATCGAATACAATAGGTATCTTATATGTCTTGTCGGCACCTGCTTCGATTTCTTCTTCAGTAGCTTCTACTTCTAGTGGTTGTTGCTCAAACTTTTTCTTTTGACTTTCAATATGACTTTTAATTTGATTAAAGACTTTAGCATCAGTGTTTTCAATAAACTCTTTGATGTGAGCTGGATTAACAACTGCTTCTTGAGAGTCGTCTGGTTGAACTGCAACTACACTGCTTACAAGTGTTTGTACATTCAACTCAGTTAGTCTGTTAAAACTTGATTGAAACTTTTTTAACTTTTCTTGATTTTGAATAGTGTTGTCATCAACAATAGAAAAAATTCTTTGTTCTTCAAATGCTTTAATCATACCTTCGGTAATAGTTTTGTAGTTCAAAGGTTTAATCTGAACTTTAAAACCATCAATTTGAAAAGTAGATTCAAACTGCTTTGCCATATAGTTGTCAAATAGTGTTTGCATGTTTAATTCAAAGTCTTTAGTAATAGTTGGCTCAGTATTAGGAACAGTTGCAGTCATAGCCATCTTGTCGCCATAACTTGCACGTCTAATTGCAATTAAGATTGTATCTAAATCAATCGATGGTGTTTGCCATGCGTCTTTGATATTAGGCATACAACTCTGAATAACATCAACTGTTGCTTGTCCGTTTAATAATGCATCGGGAGTTTTAAACGTAATCTCATCCTTTGCCGTCATTGCGTAAACTGGGTATTCACCGTTTTCCGTCTTTTCCAAAGACTTTCCTGGCCAATATTCTCCATTGCTTGGCAACTTGATGTAGATCTTTGGTTGTCTAAGGTGCTTCGCTAATGGGTTACCTTGCGGTTGTGCCATAGGAATACCTTGCTGTCCCATTTGTGGTGGGAAGTTATTATCTACCATGTTTATATCTCCTGCTAAATAGTATTAACATATTCGTAAAAGTATTTATGGTATTTTATAAAGTGAGCATATAATAAATGGCAGTAAGAATAGACATCCCCGGAATTGGCGAAGTTGAAGCACAAAATGCGGCTTCTGAGCAAACTTTACGTGACATACTTAAAGCTCTAGGTGGTAGAACTGGAGCAATAGACGGTAAAAGCGGTGGTGGCGGTGGTATTGACACCCAAAAAACTCAAAAAAACGTAAACGCTTTAGGTAAAACATCCAAAGATTCAGCAGGTTCAGTTAAAAAATTAGGATCAGCGGCGGCATCAGTAGCCGGCGGTCTTGTCAACGGACTAGTAGCGGCAGTTAGTGGAGCAGTTGGTGCTGTTACAGGAATGGCCACAGGATTGCTTGAAGGCAAAAATAGTATACACGAGTTTACTAAAAATGTTCCTGGTTTAGGATTTGTTACTGGAATAATTGAAAATCAAATGTCTATGTTCAAAGATCTGTCGTCAGTTGGCGCAGGCTTTGGTAACAACATGTTTGAAATTACGCAAGTTGCCGGTGAGTCTGCTTTGTCTATGCAAACACTCGCAAAAACTATTGCAAGTAATTCTGAAGGACTAAGAATGTTTGGCGGCAATGTACAAGATGGTACACGCAGATTTGGTAGACTTTCAAAAGAGTTGCGTACAAGTGATATGGGTAGACAGCTTTTTGGAATGGGTTTAACTACTGAAGAATTAAATGAAAACCTAATCAGCTATAACGAACTGTTAGTTTCTACAGGTAGAGATAGATATATGACTGACAGTCAGATAGCGGCAGGATCAGCAAAGTATTCGATGGAACTTGATAAGATATCAAAATTAACAGGTAAAAGTCGTAAACAAATTGAAGAAGAACAACGAGCTAAGAATACAGACATACGTAGACAAGTAGCAATGTCTCGAATGTCTGGCGATGAATTAATACAATTTAGAAATAACTTATCACTAGCCAATAAAATGTCCCCTGAGTTTGAAGCGGCACTTGTAGATATGGCAGACGGCATAGCAAACGATCCAGTGACACGACAGTTAATGGCTAACAGTGATACGTTTAGGCTTTTTGCTAAAGAGATTGAAAACATGAGTCCTGAACGGATGAACAACTTTGTTAAAGAGGTTGGTGATGAATTAGGAGGCTTAGCAAAGAAATTTGAAATGGGCGGTGTTGATGCCGCACTTTCCGCTGGCGGATCATTTGGTAGTTTATTACAAATGGGTGGACAATTAGCAATGGCTGTTGAATCTACCGAAGGTTCAGTTAAAAAACAACAAACAGAAACTGACAAACTTACAACGGCTGTTGGAAATAGTGTTACTACATTAGAAGCTCTGTCTGGAGCATCACAGTCACTAGTTACAAGTACAACGGCATTTAAAGAAGCGGCAGATTCAATAGCAGATTTAATTCCGGATTACAATACAGCAGTAGATTTATTTGAAGCTAACAAAGGCACTATTGAAACTGCAATGAACGATGCTTGGGATTGGTTAAAAACTGATGGTAAGCAAATGGTAACCGATGCTGTAACATTTTTCAAAACAGATATACTTCCTAAACTTAAAGAGTTTGTTGACTCAGTTGCACTATTCATCCCGAAATTACAAAAATTTGCAGAAGAGTTTATGGCAGATCCTTCAGGCTTCTTTAAAGATATAGGAGACACTTTAAAGACATGGGGAATAGCGGCGGTAGCGGCACTTGGTACTGGTATTGTTGCATGGTTCGCAGGAGCGGCAGGACTAAAAGCATTAGGACTGGCTTTAGCAGGATTAGCAACTACTGTTGGCTCAGCATTAATAACTATGGTAGGAGCCGCATTGGCGGCATCTGCGGCCGCATTAGCGGCGGCACTTGGTGCAGTATTAACAGCAGTTGGTGGAGCATTACTCTCGATACCCGCGGCAATAGGAGCGGCTATCTTGGCCGCTGTAGTAGCAATTGATTTTGCATTCTTTGAAGGATCTCTAACAAAATCTGTTACAACTGCAATATCTGATATGTGGACATACTTAAAAAATTGGTTCAAAGACAGCGTATTCAATCCATTTAATTGGTTTGGCGGAGATGATGAAAGCTCAACTCCTGGCGAAATGAAAGACGGAACCAAGAAAAAAGAAGATAAATGGTGGAATCCGTTTGATGGCGGAGATGAAGCAGAACCAGAAGAACAGTCTAAAGTTAATCCTATTAAACCAAAAGAACCTCCAGGAACAACAGCCACTAATTCAGGTATTACTGAGCTTGCGATGTTAAATACTAATATGGTACAGCTTATTGAATTAACAAAAAAGAATACTACAGCCGTTAGAGCACTAAATGGCAACATAATGGCTGGATAAGGAAAACATAATGAGTTGGAAGAGATATTTTACACCAGTAGAAGGCGAATCAGGAACACGTAGTCCTTTGAGCATGGGACAAGGTACACAACCTGGACCTGCACGTTCAAACTATTCAAGTTTTCTTCCTGATGTATACACAGGCGCTCCTAATAGAGTTGAGCGTTACGGACAATATAATACAATGGATAATGACAGTGAGGTAAATGCCGCACTTGATATCCTTGCTGAATTTTGTTCACAACAAAATCCTATTAACAAAACTAGTTTTAGTATCGACTTTAAAAAGATGGCTACTAATTCAGAAATTAAAGTTCTTGAACAATACTTACAACAATGGACTAAACTTAATAACTTTGGCACACGCATGTTTAAAATTGTGCGTAACGTTTTTAAATACGGAGATGCTTTTTTTATTAGAGATCCAGAAACTACTAAATGGCATCATGTTGATCCAGCAAAAGTTGGTAGTATTATTGTTAACGAATCAGAAGGTAAAAAACCAGAACAATATATTGTAAAAGATCTTAATTTAAACTTTGTAGACAATGTAGCAACTACTCCTTATACAACAAACGGAAATGCAACAGGCGGTGGCGATGGCTATCTAACTGGCGGCGTTCGTGGTATGGTTGGTAATACTCATACATCGGGAGGAAGTGCAGGACGCTTTGGTCACGATAAGATGAAAGAACATGCTATTGACGCAAAGCACATGGTACACATGAGCCTAAGCGAAGGCTTAGACAACAATGCACCTTTTGGTAATTCACTATTAGAAGGTATATTTAAAGTATACAAGCAAAAAGAATT